GTTTAGAGTGTACCTCGAGTACCTTTACAGATGGGTTAATTGTGTTGATGGCGTTTCTAACGAGCGCACCGCCTTGGTTGACTTCCGCGATGACAGGGCAACCCCACTTGCGCGCCATTTGAACTACCTTGTTTGCCCACACGTCTGGTGAACCGTGAATTGATGCGTCCTCTAAGACCCAGGAGTTACGTTTGTATAAATCGCGCTCGCCTGTTGAGGCAACAACGACGATACCGCACTCGTCACGAGGATTCTCTGCAACCGACGGGTCAACACCAATACAACGTAACGGTGTTCCCATTGGTAGCTGTGATTCACGACCACGGTCAATAAGATCTGGTGTCCACAAGGCTCCCTCTACGTCCGAGAGCATCTCGCCGTATAGTTCCTGTTGGGCAAGACGTGTTCCTTCGTATACACCTTTGATGGCGTCTAGGTAAGCCTCAGAAAGGTTTCCCTGGTTGTCCATAGTAGAACCGCGCGTAACTTTAACCTTGCCTGTCTTGTCAGCCTCAGCGAGTAACTGATAAAGAAGAGGAACTCTCTTTGGAGTTGTAGTAACCATGATCTTTGGGTTTTGCCCAAGACGCGTACCAACGCGTAAGTTATCAAATGCTGTCATACCTGCCGCGTCAGGAGTTTGACGCCAGGCAGCAACCTCGTCACCCCAGGCGTGTGTAAATTGAGGACCACGGAGTGAATCAGGTTCATCCGCAGTAAAACATGTAGCCGTGTTTCCGTTAGGCCAGGTTAGTCTTCTCTTTGATGGTTCGTACAACGGACGCTCGCTTGGAGGCGTAACGTTGATAATTCCAGACTCACCTTCAACGATAACGTCACGAACGTCAGCCGCAGTACGAGCAACGAGTGCAAAACGTCGTTGACCAGTTGTCGTGTACTTCGCAGTCTCACGAACCCACTCCGCTGCAGTCCTAGTTTTGCCAGCACCGCGACCTGCAAGGTACATCCAGATATTCCAGTCATCACCTTCAGGAGCTTGCTGTTCAGGACGACCCCAGAAACTCCAGTCCCACTGTAAGCGTTCTGGGTCAAACCCTGCTAGAAGCGCAGCCTGTTCATCGGGAGGAAGGAGCGCAATTCGCTCCGCCATTGATTTTGCCATGTGATTACTCTACAGGACGTAGGTTAATGCGATTTTCTTCCAGAATAGGAGTATACGCCTTTGACTGTCCAACCGGTGAGGTCTTGTAGCCATAACGCGCAAGACGAAAACGAAGAGCGCCGTGCGTAACACCAAGACGCTTTGCAAGACGATACAGAGTCACACCTTCAACAGTGTGAGCGTAGTTAACTAACCACGTGTATTCCTCAGCCTCCTTGCGGTAAGCCTTTCCATACGAGCGTACCTGTTGCGCATACGGTTGAAGCTCGAGTAGACGCTTTAACGTTTCCTCTGATGGTTCAACATATTGCGGTGAAGATTTCTCTTCAACCTTTGGCGGCTCTGGAATTGGATAGCCATTTGCGGCGACGCGGATTGCCTCGCTCATCGGGACAGCAACTGCAATCTGACGAATACGCTCACGAGTAACACCGACCGCAATACCAATTGAGTCAAGTGTCCAACCGCGCTCGCGAAGTGCCTTTATGTAGGCGTTGCGCTCAAGCTCATTAACTGTGGTCCTGGCAGCGAGATTAGTGAAGGTATCAAGTACCTCCTGTGGAAGAACGTGTCCTTGCTTGATGTGTTTTGTCATATGCAAATTATATCATGTTATCTTGGTATGCATGCATTTGTGGGGTGGCTATGATACTATTCATGCTATACAACCAGGGAGAGATACATGGCTACAAAGAGCGTCATAAGTGATAAGGAAGCTATCTCGGCCAAGCCGTGGCCAGAAGGTTTATATCCTCTGTCCGTGCGCGGCAAGGATAAGAACGGCGACTGGCTTCACGGAGCAACAGCGGTTTTATCACCGTGCCCAGCAAACGCAATATTCTATGACACCCGATTGCCAGTTCCGCGCAAAGGTATGGTGCTTGAGAACTACAGCGTGCGACTTGACGTTCTTGTCCCACCAGGCGAGTACACGGTTTCATTTTCTCACAAGCGCGAAAGTCCTGTAGTCAAGATCTCCGTAAGCGACCCTGTCGCACTTACGACAAGCGCTGAAGGCACCGACAAACTTCCTGTGCACTATCGAGATTCTCGCTGGGATAGATACATCATGAAGGAGAACTCATACGGCTCACTTGCGGTGAAAGATGGAGACACAGTAGTCGACATCGGCGCACACATTGGAATCTTTTCTCGTAAGGTTCTTTCCAAGGGCGCTCGTGTTTTGAAGGCGTATGAACCCGAGTCGGATAACTGTAGACTTCTCAAGATGAATCTTTCTGAGTATAAGAAGAAATCCTGGAACATTGAACAAGCGGCTGTTGTCTCTGACGACTTCCCATTTGTAGAAAAGCGCTTTGCTAAGCTTTGGGTTGACGCGGCTGGAGACGGAGACATGTCTCGCACCGCACTACATTCTTTATATAGAAAACGAGGAGCACGCGTCCCAGTGTTAGTTCCTGCGGTGACGTGGTCATCAGTTCTAGAGCTAAGCCCAACCATTCTCAAGGTGGACGTTGAAGGCGCGGAGCTAACATACGACTGGTCACTTCTTAAGAACTACGACGGAATTAAGCATCTAGCCATCGAGCTTGAAAACACCAAGCGTCTTCACAAGGAGCGCGCAAAGGTGATCTCTGATATTCGTAAGTCGGGGTTCACCCTTATGCATGAAACAAGTGGATGGTCGACTGTGCAGATCTGGACTCGTAAGTAACTCCAACGCGGCGGCAAACTTATGTACTGAAGTAAAGAATCAGTACGTTAAGGCTAATTGCCTTGGGCGTGAGAGAGGGTTATGCTATGTTTTGGAAGTGTCTCGAAGTGTCTCGAGCGTTTTCTTATAGGAAGAAGTTCCGAGAAGATCTCGGCGGAAAGCAGCAGGCAGGTGTCTGCTGTTGCAAGTTGTGGCGCTATGCCTGTGTGGATATGCGTAGAAACATAGTAGAAGCAATGTTTTTGTATTAGAAAGCACTACAGATAGTGTAAGACAATAAAAAAAGTTAGTAGATGTGTGTTGTTGTTAGTCTAAGTTGTGTGGATGTGTAGCTTGTAGGCTTAGTCTTCTACAAGGATGACAAGTTACTCACGAGTAGTGAGTACAAACGAGCTAGGACATAGCAGGTGTCAACGTGGATGTTGTAACTACTGACTAGATAACCTACACATGTTGTGTAGATTTGTAAGCCAGGCCAGCCTGTTGTATGTGTTGTACATATGTGTATACGTTTTGTAGGAGGATAGGCTATGCCTATGGGCTAGCCTGCGTGTACACCCTACATAAATAAGAAAGGACCCTACGGTGAGTAGGGTCCTAACTTATTATTAAATTACTCTGGCAGGATAACCTTTACGTTAGGGTCGCCCGCAAACACTCGCTCAAATGTGGTGGCATCCATGATGCCCGTATCCTCAAGCTTGTTATCTCCCTGGAATTGCTTTACGGATTCCTTTGTAAGGTCGCCATACCAACCATCACGGTCAGCCGTAGCGTCACCGTACCCCAGCTCGCCAAGGCGACGCTGAAGATGATGCACCGTAAGTGACTTGCGTGCATAAACGTTCTTATACACACAACGATCTAGGAATACCTCATCATAGTCACCGCTACCAATTACGTGTGGGACTGATGGAACCTCAGCCGCAGGTGTATCCATAGGCGTAGGTTCAGGTTCAGGCACCGCTAGTTCCTCGGCATCCTCTACCTCAACAATGATAGGTTCCTCAACTACAGGAGCTGAGATTTCTTCCTCATCTAGGAGCTCAGCCGCAAGGGGCTGGTACTCTTTTTCGTTTTCGTTCATGTTATTACTTTATCCTAACTACTCTACTTTGACTTTAACGATACCTGGGTATTCGTAAAGTCGTTTGAGTGTCGACATGCCCGCACCAGAACGATATGCATTAGGGCCAATGCCCCATGAACCAAAGTCCTCGCCGCCTCTACTCATTAGGTAAGCGACCTGTGCGTTCAATACTGGGTCAAACAGTTGAGTGTTGGACGTTAATCCAAACTTCTCTCTACGTGATGGACCAAGGTCACCAATCATGTTGACCTGGAATATACCGTAAGAGCTGTCACCAGTTCTATGGTTGCCATTGTGTGCCAATGGGCGGGCGTTTGATTCCCGCATAACGATACCCCAGGCTGTCTTGTGTTCCTTGCCTTGAAAGCCTACAGCAGACAAGAGCTCAGAGAGCTGGCCTGGTGCTAAGGCATCCTTGGCATTTCGGTAAGACGCAAACACCTCAGCTTGAGTGCGTACACTGGCTGAGATTACTGGGATGTTTTCTTTATATTCAGTTGTAGTTAGCTCCTCGGCTTGTGCCAAGTCTAGTGTCTCAAACTGCGATGTTGCTGTTAACGCTACTGCGAACAACGTAACCGCGTAAGCTACTGACGTCAGTGCTAATTTCTTTGAAGAAATATGCATTGCTAGTTAGCCTCCTTTGGTAGGGGACAGGGACAACCAAACCCGTAGGTTTGGCGGAATGCGCTAGAGTCAATTAAACCCCAACGACGATTCATATTCGTGAAGTCGTTTACGAGCTTCCTCGTCCTCAACTTCATGCATCGTCGACCACACGCTTCCCAACGCGTAGGCGTATTCCTTTCCTCGGGTAATAGCAACTTGGTTTTTGAAGTTGGTATATCCAAGGAAATCTATATTGTCGTTCATCCAGCTCTTGACATCTTCCTTTGCCGCAACAAGGCGGTATGGGTAGTCGGCGTCTGGTGTTGACTTGATCTCAACGCTAATCATTGTAGCTAGTGATTCAAGTGATTGACGGTCGCGTGCGCGAACCATCAGGTAGTCTGCGTTGTCGCTGTGTTGAACAGCAGACACAAATCCAGTCTCAGTAAAAATCCACATATCATTTCGTCCTTTTCGTCATGGGTCCAATAATAACATCGAATCCCTGTTTAGGGAAACATGAAGTCCATGTTTCCATCGTTATTTATAGAATGAATACACCCTTAGGCAATATCCAGCTCTACACCTTCCGGCAAGCTATCTAGTGGCTCAGCCTCAACGTTGTACCCTTCATCGAAGGAATACATGTGTTTAGCCTTGCGCGCCTTGTCACCCGCAACATGAAGAATCATGTAGGGTGAACCATCACTGTTGGTGATGGTAAGCTTGTAATACTTTGCCACTTTTTCCATAGGTACCATAATATCGCCTACCTTCCGAACTTCTTGCGGCATTCTGGACCAAGCTGTAGCTCACGGCTCACAGGATCTGTAAGCTCAGCGCCACATGAACCGCAGCAGCTGTAGTGTTGTCCAAAGATCTTTGCGTACTTGTATGGGTCCTGGCTGATGATATTCATGATGGTGATTGAATCATTAGCAGGTACACGATGGCGGGTAAATCCGCCTACTGAGCCAGTTAGTCGGCGCATGTATAGGTTGCCCATGTACTCTTTAACCTCAATGAATAGGAGGTCACCAGTTAATGGTGTACCTTCCAGCGAGATGTCTAGCTCGATTGCAGGCACCGCGTACTTAGATTTAGGCGCCTTCAAAAGTGCTTCCTGAAGAGTGGACTTACCAGCTCCTGGAACCTTTGTAGCTTTCTGAGGTAGACGGAGAAGAAGATCAATCGTGCTGGAAGCTTGCTTCTTAGTCAGCGTTGGTAGCATTGAACGGAAGCTAGAAATCTGAATCGCATCCAGCTCACGCTCCGTAAGTAGTGAATCGATGAATGCTACCTGCTTCTCGCTGGCAGCGTCCTTTACGATTGGTAGTGTCATTTGCGTCATTTAGCTCTCCTTTTCGCTTCAGCCTTGGCAGTCATTGCCTCTAACTTTTCATCAAGCCACTTTGAGCAAAGGGCTTTGAACTCCGGTGTAAAGATCTCAACTGGCTCGCTCTTAGCGGCACGACGAGCTTTTCTTGTTGCTTTCTTAGCAACGTAAATAACTGGGCTGTCTTGTACTAATCCATGTACTGGCATGTTGGGCTCCTTTCCTGGGGTCCTCTTGATAGGATAATTATATCAGGTAGGTTCAGGAAAGGAGCGCCAGGTTACGCCCTTTGAGCTAATAGAGCCATAGTTATGCCTGCCAGCCCCAAGGATACCACCTTAGAGAGGCTCTCAGGGGATATGAAGGCGGTACCTACGGAAAGCACGGTAAATACCGTAGCCATTACCGCAGGCCACACCAGCTCCCTGAGCCTATACCAGAAGGTAGGCATGATTTCCTACTTGACTGGGCGTGTACGGCCCTTGAGACGGCTGGAGCCATCCCGAATGGTAGTTCCTGATGCGTCGATGAGCTTACGGGCCTTACCATAGGTAATTCCTAGCTCCTTGGCTACCTCAACTACCGGCTTGCCCTGACTGTAAAGCTGCCCTGCTAGTTGTGCCTGTGATGATGAATCTGTCACGGGACTTCCTTTCGTCGGTACTTCGTTTGTTTCAGCTGGCGGACTTTCCGCAAGCCAGGCGCGACTCTTCTTATGAAGAGCCTTTGCCTCGTTGAGTAACTGCAGCTGCGAGCTACCCAAAGTCATTTTTCTTCTAGCTTGAGAGTCTCAAGGACCGCGCGACCAGTAACGGAATCCCGGATGAGGAATCCATCATCGGCGTGACAGCCCATGCAGAGATACTCGTTGCGTCGATGTGATGGGTCGCGGAAAACCTTTTCTTGTTTGCCACACCTATCGCAGTAAGGTTTCAGTGGATGTGAATGTGCATATTGGCGTGCATGTTCAGCGCACAGCAAGAGTTCGCCACACTCATACACAAGTACTTGAGCTTCCTGGCAGCGTTCACATGTTCCGTAAACGTACACCTTGTCTCGTTGAATCGTACCTCGCGTCATTGCATCCTCCTGTTTGGTAGAACCCTATATTGAATCTTTATTCTTGTAAACCTTTGTCCAAAACTATTTGGCGTCGTGGGCCGTACTCACTGGAAGGTAGCCCAATGTTAATGGAAACCTTACAGTCGATGTAGTCCACGTGACGTGCGCTCATCTTGAGATTACCGCGTGCCTTGTTGCCCAGCGGCACAAGATCTATCTCCTGTGCCACGTAGATGTAGTGGCCACAGGAGATACAGATCTCAAAACGATTATCGTCTCTGCGACGAGGTACTCGTTGATCCTTTGATAAAAACTTCACACATCCAGCTTTCGGCTGCCTGGCTTATACCCCACTCCAAGAAGTGGTTGGATCTTTACTTCATCCTTCTTGTACTTATAAAACTTACGAGCTAAAGCTAGAACCGCGATAGCCGAAGGTACCCAGACGTGCAGGTACAGGTCAATAGTGTTTGCGATGTATAAATACATCGTCCAGTCTTCAATTACAAATTCCATGTTGTTGTCCTTATCTCTTGAGTTGGTTGAATTCGTCGTCCGCGACGTTGAAGCAGTGAAGGGCAAATACTAGAAGCGGAATACATCCACCAAGTACGAGAACTACAGCTGCCGCAAGTGCGATGAAACTAGGGAAGATGAAAAACGTGTGAGCTGCGTATGGGAACCAGGCAACTGCTGCTACGATTAGTGCTGCGCCGTAGCGGCGGTAACGGTATCCACGAAACTTGTTTATTTTCATTTGGGAAGTCCTTTCGTCATTTGCCGGAAGGTTCCGGCGTTGGGATAATTATATCAGGTAGATAGCGATTAGTCGCTTGTTATTCCGAACGCTGCTTGGTACGAAGATCTTTCGAACTGTTCGCGCATTGCTTCTTTATCGCGGGAGATTTGGTTGTAGGCGTTCGCGCAGTTGTAGCACCAGGTTTCAGTCTGGATTCCACCAAGCATGAACGCATCAGTTCCGGAGTACACAAGCTCTGTGCTCTCGCACTTATATGTCTTACAGGTCTTCATTTTGGTTCCTTTCGTAGTACGTCGTTGTTGGATAAATTATATCAGGTAGGTTGGGAAGGTTAGCCCTTGGTTCCCCAAGTGACTAGCGTCATAACCTTGTCGGCAAGGAAGTGACTGCGTTGGTAGGTTTCAGCCCATGATTCAGCCTCAGCTTCAGAACGGCAAAGCTGGTAGAAGGTTTGGCCATTGCTAAATGTGTAGTAGTACTTAGTCTGGTTTCCTGGAACATTCTTCATTTGGATCTCCAATCCTTGGTGGTTAATAAGATAATTATATCAGGTAGGTTAAGACTCGGGGTGTACTTCAACTATCTCCACGAGCTCAAGGTGAGAGAGTTTGCTGATGCGCTTAGCATCTTTCTCCGCAAGTTCTAGCGATACGTGGAAGTCAGCGTGAGTGACAATGTCGTCTTCGTAAGAACAGTTGCGAAATATGGTTGCGTACTTGAAAGGTCTCTTTTCAGCCTTTCGAGTAAAGTCGTATCCTGCTGTCTTGTATGTCGTTTTCATAAGATAATTATATCAGGTAGGTTTAGTTCCCGCGACCCTTTACCTCTGGGCGTCTACGTGAAATCTCAACCGCGTCCAGCTTAAGTCCCTGGGACTTTACCCAGCTCTTAGCTGCGTCTTCGTTGATGAACTGACCTGCCCATGTTCCACTAGGCAGGTACACGTTCACCATTGCGTAAAGCGCATTTGTTTCCTTAGTACTCATCGTCACCGATTTGCATTGGGAATTTGTTTGCGATTACCGCAACTGCAATAGAGCCAACGAAAATAACCAAAAGTAGTAGAGCTATCATTCGTTTCCTCCAAACATTTCGTTCCAGCACGCTGGGTGATACCCAGTCATTAGTTGCTCACGCAGAGACTTGTCTAAGTCTGGGTAAGCGTCTTGGATTGCCGCGCCAAGTTGGCGAGCAAAGAATCCTACGGCTGGGACTTCAACAATTCCATCCTTGCCGCACCATGTACACGTAGGTGTTTCTACGATGTAGGTTTCATCAATCAGTGCCATGTTACTTCCTTTCGTCGTTGCGTAGGATAATTATATCAGGCAGGTGGATACTTTGAAGCGCCCAGCTCAAGCCTACAGGCGTCTGGGTCCTTGCCAATGCTCTCCGCATGAGCTACCGCAGCGTCCGGAGTTCCAAATTGGCCTAGCCAATTGTCTTCTTCATCGTAGAGGTGAAAATATTTCATAAGAATCTCTTTCCGTATTGAATACGAGTAACTATTGGCCCGCTGGAATAAATATCCCATTGGCAAGCTACCTCGACAGCTTTCTGAATAACTTTCTCAGCTTTTTCTGGGTTGTTGGATAGCTTTTCAATTCCCATTGCAACCATCGCACCGAGAGCTACGTCTCCGCCGGAACCACCGAAGTAAACGTTACGCACGTCTCTGTCCCAGCTGTAATCGTTAAAGATTGGATAAATAATTCCGCGTGCAACGATAAGCAAGTTCGAGTCTTGCCAGGCTGCATCGCCATCGTCCTTTGCATCGTAGCCAGCTTCTTGAAACGCTTTACGCAACGATGGAATGAACTGACGCGTCATGAACTTGTCCATTGCCGCAAGGCTGTTTTGTTTTGGTGGTTGTGGTGGCGTCCAACCAAACTGCGAGATGTTACCACCGCGTGATGCGCCAGACACAGCAATTAAATAACCGGAGTTCTCCATAACTTTCGGTGTCGCCAAATCCATTGGGCGTCCACCTTCGTCACTCGCACGCGAGTCACAGCCAATGACTGCCCAGCCATTGCCTTGAAATGCTGCAAGTGTTGTCATGTCTTCTCCCTAGACGATAATTGTATCTCAAACCTACCGCACATGGGCGGTAGGCTTGAGGACAACCTACCAGGCTTACGCTGGGTCTACTATGGAGATAGGCACTGTAATGTTGGCAGATTCAGTACCTGTTGGTGTGTACCGCGCGAATCTACCCATAGGCTTTTCCAACTGAACCACAATCTTGGTTCTCTTCATACCAGTGACTCGTGCGTACTCACCCACGAGATAGCGGGTACCGCAACTGTTGTTGAATCGAACTCTGTCACCAATACCAAAATCTGTGGCAGTCTTCGTAATTCGTACATCACTGAGGCGCTTTTCGAGTGTGGTAGATAGTTTGCCAAGGTCGGCATCCAACTCACCACTCATGATGGCAGCTTGAACTGCCTCTATTGTTAGTGTCATTTCGTCCCTCCTTATGGGGTGTCGTTAGGATAATTATATCAGGTAGGTCTCGACTTCGCCTTTAGCAAACGCGGCATACGTCACACCTGTGTGGTTGTTGCTGTCATCTACACGTAGCTCACCTACATGCGCAGGCTCAAGTTGTGAATCATGAGTCAGATAGATCTCGTATACCAGCGAGTCATTGAGCCAACCGCAGGCGCTCTCAACCCAGGCAAGGCAATCATCTTCGTATCTTGCTGGAACAGTGGTAACGAACTGCCGCGCAGTGAGATCAATTACTTTTCCCCACTCGGGTTCAGTAATAAAGTATCTGCCTTTAGCATCTTCACCAATGTCTTCATAGACTGCCCAGTGTTCTCTGCGTGTGTAGCTAAGACCTGTGACTCTAATCAGACCTAGCTTGTGTTTCTCCGCATACATGCTTGACTGCATCAAGCACTGACCGAAAGCTGTAGCTGGATCGGCAATACCTTTAGACGCTAACCGCACGCTCATTAGTATTCCAAATCTGGATTTTTGTACTGTGGATACATTTTGTAGAATCCTTGCATGTCCCAGTTCATATCTGTCTTGCA